CTTTAGATGAAATGTGTGATTGGTATAATTTAGAGTTTGATGTAACAACACAAGATGCAGATGGAAATGATGTAACCACTACAGAAAAAATACCTCACATATTACAAGATGGTCAATCAGATGGTGATGTAATTACTTATAACCATGAAGGAACAGATGTTCAAGCAACGATTGTTAAAGAAGATGACATCAAACACATGAAATCAAAAGTATCTAATACAGTAGATGCTAAAAATGTGTATGGTGTATTTATGGCTTACGACGAAGATGGTGAAGGTTATAATGATTTTTATGTAGCTTCTGTTGGAACATTTGTTGTTAGAATTAAACAAGGTGAAACAATCGCTAAAGGAGATTTACTTCAATCTAATGGTGATGGTACGGCTAAAGTACAAACTGATGATGCTGTAAGGTCTAGCAGTTTTGCAAAAGTATTATCAACAACAGTAATAGAAACCTATGATGATGGGTCTTTTTTAGTCCCTTGCTCATTAATGTGCTAAACCACTAGCATCCCCTCTAGATATTTAACTTTATCTTAGAGTCAAAACGGTTTATAAAGGCATATTATGCTACAAAAACTTAATTTCAAACCGGGTTTCAATAAACAAGTCACTGAATCAGGTGGCGAGTCTCAATGGGTTGATGGTGATTTTGTCAGATTTAGATATGGCTTACCTGAAAAAATAGGTGGCTGGTCACAACTTACAGGTACTAATAGAACCTTACCTGGAGCAGCGCGTGCACAACATTCTTTTGTATCATTAGCAGGCGAAAAGTATGCAGCGATAGGTACCTCACAAGGATTATTTATTTATTATAATAGTCAATTTTATGACATCACTCCATTAGATACTGCAATCACGGGAGCCGACTTTAATGCAACAACCGGTTCAGCAACGGTTACGGTCAATAAAACATCACATGGATTAGAAGATGGACGATATGTAACTTTTTCTAGTGTCACGGTTCCAACAGGATCCGGTTATGCAACAACGGATTTTACCGATAACAGTTTTGAAATTACTAATGTAACTACTAATACCTTTGATATTACCATGCCAAGTAATTCTGCATCAACAACATCAGGTACTGGTTCTGCGCAAATTGATCCTTATGTGATTGTCGGTCCAACGTTTCAAACCTCTAACTTTGGTTGGGGTACATCTTACTGGGGAGATTCGACTTGGGGAACCGAAAGAGGTACAACTAGTGTAATTTTAGATCCAGGATTATGGTCTCTTGATAACTTCGGTCAAATATTAATTGCAACTATTCATAATGGTAAAACATTCACTTGGGATGCCGGAGCAACAGATGCAAGAACTATTAGAGCAACCGTTATGGCAAATGCACCAACTAAATCAAGACTAACACAAGTCTCTGATAGAGACCGACATGTATTTCATTTTGGAACGGAAACAACCATCGGTGATACATCAACACAAGACCCTATGTTTATTCGATTTTCAAACCAAGAAGATTTTAATACCTATACTCCAACTGCAACCAATACTGCAGGAACCTTTAGACTCGATAAAGGAAATGTTATCGTTGGAGCGGTATCAGGAAAAGATTACACATTAGTACTAACCGATTCATCAGCATATGTAATTCAGTTTGTGGGTCCACCATTTACATTTAGTGTGAGACAAGTGGGTACAAACTGTGGTTTGATTGGCCAAAACGCTTTAAGTTATTCTAATGGTGTTGTCTTTTGGATGTCCGGTGAAGGTGGATTTTTTATGTATGATGGTACGGTTAAAATGCTACCGTGTTTGGTTGAAGATTTTGTATTTACCACATCTGGAGATAATTTAGGAATTAACTATGCTTCAAATCAACTTGTGTATTGTGAACATAATACTTTATATAATGAAATTAATTGGTTCTATCCAAAAGCAGGATCAACTCAAATCGATAGATCGGTGACTTATAATTATGGTGAAGATTGTTGGACCACATCATCACTTGCTAGAAGTTCGTATGCGGATCAAGGAGTATTTGATCTACCGTATGCAACCGATTATAATAGTACTGCAACTCCTAATTTTCCAACCATATTAGGTATTACTGATAAATATGGAGCATCAACTTACTATGCTCATGAAACAGGAACCGATCAAGTTAGAAATGGTACTACTACATCTATTAATGCTTACATTCAATCTGGTGATTTTGATATATCTGCTAGACGAAGTGCTTTAGGAGGCACAACCGGTCTTGCTGATTTTAGAGGCGATGGTGAGTTTATTATGTCTATGAGAAGATTTATACCAGACTTTAAAGTACTAACTGGTAATTCAAAAGTGACTTTGTTATTGAATAATTATCCAAGTGATACCGCATCGAGTTCACCTTTAGGTCCCTTTACAATTACATCAACTACTGATAAAGTGGACACACGTGCAAGAGGCAGGCTCCTTGCAATCAAAATTGCTAATGACGCTGTAGGTGAAACTTGGCGTTATGGAACATTAAGAGTAGATGTAAAACCGGACGGTAGACGATAATGATATACGATAGACGATTTGGATTACCACAAAGTATGGTTAATTATTTAAATCAACCTTTACCGGATATATCAGGAATACTTTCTTTACCCGTAGCACAATCTGAACCCATTGATAACGAAGAAATAGAATCTTTAACAACCACTGGATTAACTCCAGAACAATTAACTTTATTATATCCACAACCTCAAATGAGTGGAGGTGAAGGAGGGTATCAAGATGAAGATACTACCATTGGAGATGGAAGTACTTTAGGTATAGATTCTTTTGGCGATGTAATGGATTTTGGTAAACAGAATTTAAGTACACTTGGAATAGGAGCATTAACTGGTTTTGATCCAATTACAATGAGTATATCATCATTCTTTGGTAGTCCTGCACTTTCAGAATTTAAAAAAGCAAAAACATTTCAAGAATTTTTTCAAAATCAAAGAGATCAAAAAGCTGCAGCAACAGCAAAAGCTAGAGCAACAGCTATAGCAATAGAACAAGCTAATAGAGAAGCAGCAAGAGGAGCGGCAGCAGCAGCGGCAGCTCAAGCAGCGGCTAACAGAGAAGCTAGACGTTCAAGTCAATATGGCGGTGGTGATGGACCAAGTGGACCAAGTGGAACAGGCGGTCCAGGTACAAATGAATCAGGTGTGGGAGGACCCGGAGCTAATCGGTAAAATATAATGGCTAAAATAACTTCATACATACCAGAACCTAAACAAGAATATGATGTCGAAAATCAAAGACAGATTTTACAATCGCTTTCTACATTAAAAGATGAACTTAATTTTTCATATCAAGATGATTTAAGAAAAGAACTAGAGAGGTTTACTTGGTATAATTCAAGGTTTGGTTGTTAACATGTCTTCTTGTAATAATGTAAATGTTGAACCAACTGTAATTGGTGGTGGAGATGGATCAAATGCCTATGATGCATTTGGACGATTAAGAGTTTCAAACCCATTAACCATTTTTGATTCTAAAAATGTCATGTCAAAGAATAATCTCTTTGATGAAGACTTAACAGGATCAGGAACCGTTACTTATACCGCAAATAAATCTACAGTAGATTTAAATGTAACCACAGCTAGTGGTGATAAAGTCATTCGACAATCAAAAAGAGTCATGTCCTACCAACCGGGTAAGTCATTATTAATATTAAATACATTTGTCATGAATACTCCAGAAGCAGACCTTAAACAAAAGGTAGGAACCTTTGATGCAAACAATGGAATATTCTTTTATGCTGATGGCACTACATTAAAAATTGTAAGACGAACATATGTAACTGGATCTGCAGTTGATACTGAAATATCTCAATCTTCTTGGAATGGAGATAAACTCGATGGTAGCGGTGCAAGCGGATATAGTTTAAATGTAGATAAAGCTACAATTTTATTTACCGATTATGAATGGTTAGGTATGGGAGCAGTACGAGTTGGTTTTGTAATAGATGGTAAATTTATTACCGCTCATACGTTTTTAAATGCAAATGATTTAACAACTGTTTACATGCAAACTGCAAACTTACCTATTCGATATGAAATTGAAACAACAGGAACTATATCCGGTGCAGCAGTATTACAACAAGTGTGTTCAACTGCTATGATTGAAGGGGGTTATGCTCCAGAAGGACTACGTCAATCTATTGGAACAGCTTCATTAGGTGGAGTTAATTTAACCACAGCTGGAACATATTATAATTTAGCAACCATTAGAATTAAATCAGGACGACCTTACGCAGTGATTGTTCCAATTGATATTGCAGCATCCGCTATTTCTAACTCTGATTTTCAAATAGAATTAAGACTCAATGCAACACCAAGTACAGCATTTTCATATACCAGTTATTCTGATAATGTAGAATATGATTTAACAGGAACT